CTTCCTTCTGAAGTTGCAAGATTTGCTTTTGTTTTTTCAAAAAGACTCATTTCTTTTGAAGAAACAACTTCTTTTTCTATTTTTCCACCTTTCTTAAAGCTACGTCCAGCTTCGGCATTAGGAGCAAGTCTATTTAAATCAACGCCCATGGCTGCCAATTTTCGACTTTCTTCAGGCGAGAACACTACTTCTCCATCACTAAGTTTTACGTTCTCTGAACCGCCTTTTTCAGCTTTTTCACCTTTACCCCAACCAAGGAACTTTTTTCCTAAGTCTTTTGCCATGCTTGCATTTTCTGTAGGAACAACAAAAGCACCTTTGTCAAGACTGGTAGATATGCTATCACTTTTTCCTGTACCAGCTCCTTCTACTTCGCCACCTTGAGCAAGACCTTGTGCAGTACTTTGTGAGCTTCTTAATTCAGAAAAATAATCTGCTGAATCGCCTCTTGCTTTGTCACGTTTTCTATTTGCAGTTTCTATTTCTGCTTTACCTTTTGCTTCTAATGCATCTTTTCTTGCCATTACTCCAGAAACACCAGGTATAAACATTGCAAGATTATCTAATCCAATTCCATCTTTTTTAATGTCAGCTATTTGATCACCAATTTGACTTATAGGATTAAGCACACCTGCAGCGTAAGCACTTAAATCACTTGATGCTACTCCGTATTCGTCTTTACCAGCAACAGCTTTTCCTGCTAAAGAAGCTCCCATAACAATACCACCTACAAGTGGATTAACAGCCATTAAACCAGAAGCTATAGAACTTTCAATTGATTGTGTAAGAGCTTCATCTTCTGCTGCTGCTGCAGTAAGCTGCTTGTACAATTCAGGATCTAAATCATCTGGTATTCTTTCACCTTTTTTAATACCACTTATTAAACCGTTTAAAGTTGTATAAACACCAGAAGCAGCAGCAGCAATACCACCTTTAGCTCCTTTACTTAAACCTTCTTTGCCAGGAGTTTTTAAATTATCCCATGATCCAAGTGATGATGTATCTATGTTAAGTTGAGATTCCATTTTAATATTGGTTTATAAATTCAAACATTAGTTCCACTTGTCTTATTACTGTATCTGCTTTTGAACCTTCTAACAAAATTGTATTGCCTTCTGCATCCCAGTAATATTCAATTTCAATTGCGTTACCTCTTGCTCTTGCTCCAGCACTTGTTAAAGGTAAAGAGTTTACCCAAGAATAATCTCTATTTTCTCCACCACCTGTTTCAGTACTAGATAAACCTACATCAGTTTTCCAAGTGATTTTGTCTACATCATTATTAGTTCTTAACTGATGGGCATCAAAACGCTTAAAAAGTTCTTGAGGAAGATTAAATACAACTGTAAATGTTGGATTATCAATAACTCCATAAAATTTACAGTGATCTCCTATATTGTGTTGGTGAAAGTTTCGGAATAAAGAAATCGATGCAAAATTTGCATCAGTTCCTAAGTCGCTTAAATCTGCAGGAGTAGTAGAATCGTCATTCAAACAAACATATATTGTGGAACCGTAATAAAAAGTGTCTCTTATACTATAAACTGTTTCGGCAACGGCTATAGGTGGGGTAGGAAGGCTAGAGTACATCCAAGAATCCATCCAAATAAAGTCTTCAGCTACAAACCCATAATACCCAGTTGGAATCAATCTAAGAGCATCTATAGCTAAAGTGGTAAACTTATCTCTGCTTTTGAAAATATTAGTTCTATCTGCTCTGCTACCTCTTAAAAATGAAAAAAGTATTTCTTTGTTTTTAGGATTAAATCCTCCTACAATTCCTTCACTGTAATATGGATCATCAACTTTCCTAATTTTATCATCTTCTTTTAAATAGTCATCCAAAAAAGTATCTAACAGATTTTTTTCATTCAAGTATTCAGGCTTTCCTTTTTTTGGAATAGACAAAATATTTTTTGTTCTTTTATTTAACCAAACAAAATGAGTTTCAGTTTCAACTAAAGCTTTTCGATCTTGAAGGCCTTCTTTATTTGATAAAGGAATGTTTACTTCCATAATACCACCGTAACCAAGTCTTACATTCCCTCCTTGAGTATCAGAAATTACAGCTCTATCATTAACTGGAAAGTAACTCAGTCCTTTTTCATGCCAAATAATCAAAAATTGGTCAACACGTTTTACAGCAATAATTCTTTCTAATTGGCTTTCTGTAGTCCTGTAATTTCCAAAAAGAAATTCTCTCCATGAATCAAATTTTTCTCCTAATATTTTAGTGACGGAATAAGCAATTGATCGTTCAAACAAAGTGTTTTCATAATCCAAATCAACTAATGCTGAATATTTAATTAAGTCTCCAATGAATTTACTACCTGGTTCAATTAAGAATGATTCAGGAACGTTAGGATCCATTTCTTCTCTATCTTTTGCTGAAAAATCAAATGTTCTTCTGTAAGGGTTTATTTTGCTTTCGCATGGGAAACTGATTATTAAACTAGCTCCACCGTAGTCTAATTCATTTACAATTGGAGTAATACCATTTGCTGGAGCTTGTTTGTTTCTCCTTTGAGTGTATTGAGAAAGAAACGTCTGACCTCCAAAAACTTCAATATCATAAAAGAGTCCTAAAGTCTTTGTTTTTATTAAAGGTGTAATAGGCTGAAAATGCCCAGTGCTTACGTATTGAGTTGTTTCTACTGACCCATAAGACTTTTCTGCATCAGTAATTATTGATGCTAATACACCATCTCTAGCGTTATCATCTGATAAGCCAAAGAATTCAATGCTTTTGTGATAAATAGCCAAATGGTTGTCTATGTTTGAACGATAAGGCTTTGCATCACCTCCTTGATTAGTTATTACATCAGTAGGCATAGAAACCATTCCTATTGAACTATAAAGTCCACTTGGTCCAAAGTTTACTGTTTGATTCTCACCAATTTTGTAAGTGTCTATTATTTCTAAGTGAGATCCTACTGCAGTTTTATTTGATGTTTGACTTGCGCTTTCGTTTTGATATTTAAAAAAAGCACTTATTTTAGTAGTGTTTGAGTCTTCGTACCAATTTCCTTTTAGTAAAGATTCGTCAATTTCTTCGTATTGGTTATCGTTTAAGTATTTTTCAATCTGTATAACGTCTCCTGAGACTACATTTAAATCATCTTCATCTTGAAGCATAACATCAGGACTAAACAAAACTTTACCCTGGTCATATCCTGAAGGATAATCTGTAGCAAATTGATTACTTCCACTGTTCAAATATTCATAATAATCTCTAAATCCATCAACTCTATTGTAGGTCCAAAATTCTGCTCCTATCCGTATTGGATTAGATACACTTCTTCTGTTTGTCCTATACAACAAACCCATGCATTTTCTTTTTCTTAAAATAGGAGCAATAACAATGTGAAATCCTGTTATTTGGTCTATAATATCTGAAACATCGATAGGTGAACCAGAAGTTCCAACTTTTAGACCAAGATGTCTTAAAGTAGCTACATATGTTCCGTTTCGAGCAACACTATTATCAGCAATCATTAAAGCACTATCGTCTACTGATGGAAAAGTGTAATCGTTAAGCCATCTTGCAGGTAATTTATTACCTTTTAAGTCAACTGGAACAATTCCTATACGCACTTTTTCTCCTCTTGGATAAGTACCAATTTTTTCTTGGACTAATGGATTCATACCATCTAAGTATCCTTGATTCAAAAAGAACTTGTAGCCTGTCCATGTAACAGTAATACCAGCTCCAAAAGTAATAGCAGTACCAACCCATTCAAAATAACTCCCATCAATGTATTCTAAAACAGTACCGCCTACTACTTTATAAACTTCACCAATGACCATTTCATTAGTGTTATTAATTCCTGTAATGTCTTGGTGTTTTTTAATCATTATTAAAGGAGTACAAGCTAAAGCTAAAACAGAAGTAGCAACAGTTTGTATTTGACTATCATCAATCTGAAAAATTTGGTTTGCTTTATAAGATACAGCAGTAGCTGCTCCAATATTCATTGTTACTGCTGCTTGATACCAAGTGTTTTCAAATAGTCCTTTTTCATGTCTTCCTGTAGCGTTATTTTCATGTCCATTAATAGGGTATGGAAACGCTTGAAAAATACCAGGATTGTCCATGTTTGAACTATCCATTATTGGTTTGTTTAATGTAGAAGTATCAGTTACAGTAATAGCTCCTTGGTTTGACACTACTTCATCAGTAACGCAATGTTTTACAACATTTCCAATTTCAGGTTGTGGAGGTTTAAAACTGCTTAATATACTGCCTGATTCAAAATTAGATGGAAACAATATACCACGTACATTATCTAAACTCATTACTTTCTTAAACCATCTTGTTGATTGATTTATGTCAGCTAAGTCAAAAAAGCTAGTTGCAGTTGTTCCGCTGTATGTAACAATTAAATTTTCAGAAGTTACTTTTTCATCATAAATAATTGAAGGATTGTCATAAACAGTTTTTGAAACATGTTTAATTATAGCAACTTGTACATTTAACCATTTTTGATCAAGTCCTAAAATTTCAAATTCTATTGATTGACCAGAATTTTCCAGATTTGTAGAACCTTCTTCTGCATGATAATTTTGGGTTGTTTTTAAACCAGGATCTTTACCTAAATAAATAGGATTAGTAGGAAATGACCAAGCTGTTCTTGCTCCTTCTGAATCGTATTGTCTATAGACAGCAGAATAAGTTCCTACAATTACAGACCCTCCCGAAAGAGACCTTCGCATTTGAAGATCTCCTTGCTGGTAATACGGATTCCAAGAAAGTAAATCTACATTGTAGTTTTCTATTATTTGTCCTGTTCCTGTGTATGTTGCACCGGTAGCAGTAAATATGTGACCATTAGGTCCTCTGGGTGTGTAGAGTGCAGAGTCGTGAGTAATAGATCCTCCAACGACCATGTACTCGACATCATTTTCCAATTCTCCACTGCTATAATGCTTTCTGAATATTCTGGAATTAACATTTATTACTTTTGGTTCAGTTGCGTAATCTGTCCAATACCAACGGACTACACGATTGTTTTCTTTATTAATAGTGTTGCCTTCTCTTGACACATATCTTTTGAAAGATAAGTAAAGTTTTGGATGATTGTAAATAGGAGCATAAGAAAGAGATCCATTTTCTTTGCTTACGACTATTTCACCAACTTCACCCCACGACATTTTTTCTACAAAACCACCATTAGAGCCAGCATCTAAATCTGTACTATTAAAAAGCTCTGAAGAAAGATCAATAATTACTGAACTTGTTGTTGGAAAACTTAAAATTTCAAAAGCTCCTGTAAGTGGTAAATAATCATATTCATTAGCTCCTTCAATTTCAAAATATATTACTTCACCAACAACATACAAAGTGTTGACGTTTACAGGGAACTCTATTTCAATTTTACCACCATTGTTTGTAATTGAATCAAAAGCTTGTAATTCTGTCCAAGGTTTCGAAAGAGTGTAAATTTTATTTTCATATTCTTTCCATGTAATTATTTTGTAGCCTTCTTTGACACCAACTCTTGCTTCAGTTCCTTTTACAGTACTAAAGATAAATTGGTTTCTTTCTGATGAAATACTACGGAAGTTGTAAGAAGACCTATGGTTTCCTTGCTTTAGTGCAAAAGAATCACTGGAAGCGTCCATTTGGCCGCTAAACTTTTGCTTATTGATCTTGTTTTCTTTCCTTCCCATTACTCAGGTCTTGTAAAATTATCTCTATTTCTAAAGCGAAAAAGATCAAAAAGTTCTTCTTTTCTTGATACAGTCATTTCAGATCCGTCAGAACGAGCATTGCACATTTCAGCGTTCCATCTGCCTTCATACATCATAATTGTCTGATTGTTAATCCTAGACTGTTTAAGCCCCCATTGGCTCCTACGTGACATCATTAGCATAATATAGACAGCACAAGCTTCTACGGCTGTCTCAGGCACCATAAGAGTACCTAAATTATCTCTATCAAAACTCTTTGTCCAAATTGTAGCTTTTGTTTCATCAACAGGTGTTTGAAAAACAATATCTCCATTTGCAAATTTCCAATTTGTGCCATGCCATCTAGAAATTGTGTTTGAACCATGACTTACCACAAGAAACCCGTTTCCAAATTCATTATCACCTGGTATAAAATCAGGAGTTTTAAGTCTGTAACTGGGGTTGTTGTTAAACACATTTCTGCATCCGTCAAGCTGATCCCCCATAAGAAGTCCAGCTACTGCTACAGCATCGCTACACACTTTAATAGAACATTTGTCTTGAATGTCTACAACATCCCATTTGTCAACAAAGTCTGCTTTACCCCAAATTCTTTTCATAGCAGTTTTAGCCCATGTTTCCCACACTGGTTGTTCTGCACCCCAATCTTCTCCTACTTCGTTTTGGACAACTTCAACTACGTTGCTCATATTGACTTTTCTACCTAGCATAATTTTGTCATTTGCTTACCACTACAAGCAAGGTGATACATCTTTTTTCGAAAAGAACCAATTGCTCTAGCCTGTTGAAGTGTTGAACCTTTTTTTGAAGTAATTTTGATAAATAATTTCTTGTCTAAAGGCCCCAGTTTAAAATTACTGAGGTTTCTTTTTCTTCTACTGAAATTAGATCCGTATAAGTTTAAATCTAGTCCTTCAATTTGATTTATTCGGATAAAAAAACTACTACTACCTACTATGTTTCCCTTTAGTAATTCTTTAGAAACTTCTTTCATATACATGCTTATCATGCCATTTATAGCGGATTTTGTTAAACGCTTGTAATGTGTACCTTCTTTTTTCTTGTACATTAAATCAAGCATGTAAGCTCTGTAGTCTTTTTTTTCTAAAGCTTTGTAAGTGATATTACTATGCTTTGTTAAGCGCTTCTTCGTTAGCATTTCCTATTTTATCTTTTGGTGATTCAATAGCCATCTTAAAATCTTTACCCCAAATTTTCATCTTGACAATCTCAATCATACTTTCACTAATTGGGTATTCATCATCAATTGTACGTTTACGGACAAACAAAGTAGGATAAACAATTCCAGATCCTGTGAAATCTTCGTTTACTGCAACAAAAGTGTCTGGCGCATTAACAACAATGCTATTGTGTGAAATACTACCGTTTTTTACTTTGTAAGTTGTACCTATAATTAGTTCTCCGGTTTCTTTTTGGCCATTGTCAAAAATATGTCCTTTTAAGGGGTCTGCTAAAATAACATTCATTGAAACTCGACTAGCTACTTTACTCAAGTACATAGAATCCCCTATCATCCAGTAGTGGTTCTTTTTAGAAGCTTCTGAATTGCTTGTCTTATACAACATCATCCTCTCATGGCTTGTAGGAAAGAACCTGACGCCTGTTTTTACTTCGTTGACGTTACGCACTGCCATATTTAAATGGTTTGAATTACGTTGCTTAAATTGAACTAACCTGGGTAGTTCTATTTTACCATAATCTTTATCATGGTCGTACAATTCAGTTTCATCTTTTCCAACTTTAATTATTGCTTTTGGAACAAATGGTTGAATCCATGTAGAATGAATATCACCATTCCTTTGAAATGTGTCGCCAATTTCTTTTGCTCTAGCTTCATTTATTAAATAAGCTACCCAATCGTTTTCTGAAAGTCTGCTATCTAAAGTGATAGAATTCCCTTGTGGTGATGCTTGGATATCTGCAATAAGTTCTCTAAAAGTCATGAGGATAATATATAAAAAAAGGGGTGACTAATGCCACCCCTTCATTTACGATTTTTGAACTAGGATTATCCTGCAAGAATTACTCCTCTTTTTGAATTAATAACGTGAGGTACACAAATCAACTGTTTTACTACTGGAGTTGAAGTAGCTCCACCAATATTTACATGATGACAGAAACCAACAAGTTCATCTCCTGCATCAAATACCATTTGAGCACTAGCAGCAGCAACAATAAATTTCTTTCCACCAAAGTAAGCGTGAGGTATACCGTCACTACCAACTTCAATAGACATTTCAAATGTTACTCCATCAGCAATATCTTCACCTGAATTTATAGAGTTGACAGTCGTACTGTTAATTCTACCAACTACATCAACATCAACTCCACCACCAGAATTCCCAATAGCAGCAATATCAGTATAAGCAGCAATATTGGCGTTAACAGCTTCTTTTTTTCTGAATCCAATCACAATAGCTCCTGCTGAAACAGTAGCTATTACAGCTCTTACAGAAATACTGAAAGCTCCTTTTCCTACAATAAAACCAGCAGCATCAGTATCAATTCCTGTGTTTAACTCTCGACCTTTAGCGTTTGTTTCAGCGCTTGTTAAACCAAAACCAATACCAAGGTCGTTTTTAACTTCAGCGTTTGCTACAGAGGCAGCAGCGCCAATGTTTGTTGAGAAAAATTCGCTTTCGCCAATTTTAACTTGATTGCTTCCAGCATCTGTCTCTATAGCTGGACCTCCATTTATACCGCTTGTTTGAGCTCTGAATAAACCAGAGAAAGCCATGCTTGGAGTGTCTTTTGTGTATTTGTGAAGTTGCGCTTCAGCAAACACTTGCAACGCTAAATCAATACCATCTGCATCTTCTTTAATAAAGAAGATTTGATTGTATCTTTTCAACACACGATGCTCACTTTCCATACCAACTCCATTACCACCTACCATACTCTCAAGTATGATTGTGTAGTAAGTAGATCCTGATACTGCGTTTTTCAAAGCATCAGCACCTATAGTACCTTTGTAAGCGTTACCAATCATTGGATCAATGCCTGGAGACTTTTTCAAAAGAGATGTACCAATTCCTGCTGAATAGACAGCTTCAGTAGTAGCTGCTAAAGTGGTAAATCCAACACCGCTTTTGTTTGTTGGAACACTAATAGTTGAAGAACCTTTTCTGAATTGTTCCCAGTAACCAGCTTTGTCAGTCAACACTAAGTCAACACTTGGCAATGTAGCTACTACATTTAAAGATTTGTTTTCATTAATCCTGTCTTTTAAAGCCGAATACAAAGCAGCTTTAGCGTTTGCTTGATTTGATACATCAGCAGGAGCTACTGCTTTTACACGAATAGTTGTTCTTTCCCAACCTTGTGTTCTCGTTTGGGCAACATTCAATTGTATGTAGTAAGTTTCACCTGCTACAAGTGTGTTCCCAGTTGAAGGAATAGTTCTCACTTGAGAAACTTCTGCCATACTTGGGATAATGTCACAAGAAATAATGTCTTGCAATCTAGCTGAAAGGTCGCCTATCAATAAGGCTCCTTTGTTGATTGTAACATCACCTTTAGCTAAGGCGTTGTACAGTTTTACTGGTTTTTCTAACGATTCCATTTTCGGATCTATTAAGTGAATATTTCAATAGCAATATATAAAAATCCTATTCAATTATGTTTTGAGCGTAAATTTCTTTTGCACCATCAAAATTTGAAAGACTTGTCAGATATTTTGAAGCAGCAATTCTTGTGATTTCAGTATGTGTTTTATCTCTTAAAGAAATAGGAACATTTGAAGATAAAGAAAAAACTGCCCAAACTTTTATGTAAGTCATTACAACTTCAGTATAACTAAGTTTTGGAAGAATTGTAATACCATCGTCACTTTCAACGTAAGCAAGTCTGCTAGACTTAAATTTAGGCTTTACGTGAGGGTTTCCTTGATTAGCAAAAATCCAATCCCAATCTCTTGCTCTAGCGTAAATATGAGTGTTTTCTTTTATTTCCGTTTCAGTAGTGCTGCACCCAATACTGTTTGGAATCACTTGATAACAATCAGTCGGGTAAACAGCTATACCTGTTGAAGATGTGTAAGACAAAATTTTTCCAGACTCAATAAGGTTTGATAAATCATCTCTTACTTTTTGGTTTATTTGAAAACCGCTAGAAGGATTCTTAGCATCATTTTTTAACCTTATTTTCACAAAAGCCTCAATACCTTGATTTATCCAAAAATCAGGGTCAGGCGCTCTTGCTGTAGTGTACTGGTCTATGAAGTTCTTAAATGCTGCTATTGTCTCCGCTGCCGTCATTGTTTAAATCGTTAGTTCTTAAATTAAGTATGAATTTAAAAGTGTCAGCTTTTGTTGCGTTTTTAACTGGCTTAATTTGCTCTGGTTTAAGATTTTCTTTAAGCCATTCTTTCAATTGTGGATGACTCCATTCACCAAAAGATTTGCCTTCAAAAATGCCTTTTTTCAAAGAGTCTAATTCTTCGTCAATAGCTTTATTAAGACCTTCAATTTGTTCTTTGTTTTCTTCTGAGAAAGGGTCTCCATCAGATTTCATAACATTGTCTAAGTCGTTTTGACGACTTGCGACTGCGTTAATCGATTCTTTTAACGGATTTACTGCATTAGCAATTTGTTGACCAACTACAGAACCAATTTGTTTAGTCATAGCTTCCATCATTGCTTTAACGTCAAAACCTTTTTCTGATAGACTTTCTGAAACGGCTGCTTTTTTATGCATGTCCGACATAGATTGGTCACCTAATTCTTCTGGAATTTTGGCAATCATTTCCATTTCTAAGCTTACATCTTTTACTTTAGCTAGACTTCTGTTTACTTCAATTTTTACTTTATTGTAAATTGAAGAAAAAAGAGTGCTACTATCTTTAAGAGACTTGATTACGTCCATCTCATTAAATCCAATAGGATTTCCTTCATAAACAAATCCAGCATCAGATTTAAACTCAATCAAATTGTAATCTTTTGCTTTTTTGTAAACCTCTTTGTAAGTACGATCTGACTGTTTCCATTCCTGGAGAATTTTATTCGGATTTACTTCCGCAAGCTCTTCTAACCTGTCTTTTATTACATCATCTTTTTCTAGTTCACTTACTATAACTAAAAGTCTAGCAAAATCTCGTAAAGATTGACCTTCCATTTCTTCAATGATATTCATAGCACTTCTAACAAGTTTTCTTTTAGACCTGTTTTGAATAGCTGTATCATCAACATTCCTCATTTTTACAAAAGCTGGTTTTCGGTCTTTGTTACCTTCGATAAAAGGTTGCATAGACAAAATAAATGCTTCTGTTCTTTCTCTTTTTACAGTCAGATCAAACGTCTTTTCACTATCGTAAACAAGATGCATGAAATTTTGGTTTCCTTCTTTATCTTTTGAAGGAAGTAGAACTTTAAAGTTGATACCACTATCAACACAAACAGCTTTGGCGTATCTTAAAGCATTAAGACGTGAAGGACTAAACGGTGTAAAGACAACTTTGCCACTATGCCATTTTTTATCCATCCATTGGATTGATTTTTCAAAATCAGCATATGGAATTCCATTTACAATTTTTACTGGAATTATTTTGTTTCCCAATAAAGGGCATTGGATCCTTGATTCTTTAATGTCTGTTAACTGGATAGCTGTGCTCATAATTGTTTCTTCTTTTTTGTAAAGCTAAAAAAAAAGCCCCAATTTCTTGAGGCTTCCTTTTAAACACAACTAACTAAACCTGAACTTTAGGATTTACTTCGGTGAAGTATTCCACAACACTTAGTGTTGTAGATGAAAATACCATCTTCTTTCAAAGTGTGATATTCATCGGCATCTATCGAACTAAGTGGCTTTTGGCCAAGTGATTTGTAGTAACCAGTCATACCGGCAATCGTTGCTGAAATGTGAGTACGGTTTACGCCGTAAGCACCTCTACCAAGGATTTCGATATTTTTCTGACCACTATTGTTTTTCTCGCCAAAGTTTAAGAAGATGTACGAACCAGACATAGTTCGAGTTCCATCAACTGCTTCTTCAGAAAAACGTTCTCTGTCAGTCATCATTGGATGCTCAACAAAAATCACTTGATTCCCATCAACATTCAATGTGTTGAAATTGTAACCTACAGCTACATCAGGACCACCAACCGCATTCGAAGAATTTTGGTTTACAGTCATGTTGTAAGAACCTCTTGACTTTTCTTCCAATACATCGTATGCGTTTGTCATACCAGACTTACCAGTAATCGCATAGAACGTGTTTCCAGTCAATCCATCACAATGGTCACGCAAATGATTCATGTGTTCTCTGAAGTCCTCATGAGTTGCAAGACCGTTGATACCAGAAGTCCAAGAATCATTGATTCCTTCAATCTGTTCCCAGACTCCAGAACCACGTGTAATTGGGTAACCTGATTCAGAGTCAATTTCTGTAGAAACTTCTTTTACAGTTCCGTCAGTATTGACCATGTTGGAGCGTCCAAACATTTTACTGAATTCATCTTCCAAAGACATTTGCTTGTTCATTTGAGCAATTTGCTCATAGTACCAACCTGAATTTTTAGCGCCATGCGGCTTAACCCACAATACTGTTGGAGTAACACCACCTGATTGTCCACAAGACTTTCTTTGGATACCAGTGTGATTGATAAACGTGTCTGGGTAGTATGCTCTGCTGTAACCACGAACAGATTTTTCACCGTAAGATGAGTAACCAGCAAATAGCTTTTTGTCAGTCATAGGAGCTACCCAAGTAGCGTAATCAAACTTAGTACCGTCAGTCGTCTTAAAAGTGTAAACTTTGTTTCCTTCTGCACCAGTTCCAGCAGAATCTACTCTTGCTTGAAGGTTTACAGTTGCAAAGTTTACAACAAGACCAGGGTAAAGCATTGAATCTTCCATTGCCAATTGGAAATAACCACCTTCGGTAGCTGCTCCAACTTCTGCGACAATTTTTGAAGGCTTTTGAATACGCCCCATAATACGGTAGCGATATCCACTTGAACCAATTAGCTTACCTTCTGGAATAGCGCCAATTTTTGTTTTAAGAGTGTTATCTCTTGGTGCAGTATCTGGACCATACTTTGCGCCTGACACAATGTAGGTAATAAGGTTTCTTTGCTCGACATACTGCATGATGTCGGATATTTCAGGAAAAGCGAGATTATTGTTTAACAGATCACTTTCTGTCGTACAAGTTTTGCTCCACTTTCCTTCTGTAACTTGAATTTTCATTTTGAGTTAAGTTAAAAAGTTTAATGACCTAACCTTGTGACTTTCCCCAATCTTTAAAATACCCTGAACCATTAGCTGCATTTGTGCCACTATTTCCAGATCCTGAAGCTTGATTTGGTAAGTCTTTAACGTTATGATCACTTTGATTTTGTTTACTTCGAGCTTTCTCGTACTGCATTTTGCCGTGACGCTTGATCGCCTTATCTCCAAGTTTATCAAATAAAATTGCATTCTTGATAAAGTTTGGGTCTTTAAACAAATGGTCAAAGTCACCATTGACATAATTTTGCTCTAAAGCAACTGCTGTTGCAGGGTCTAATTTAATACCGTGAAAATTATCACTTTTTAAAGTTGCTAAACGAATTTGCTCTCCCATTTTCGTTTTTTCAGCAAAACTTTCTTGACCTCTTAAAGCCGCGTCTTCATTAACTAATTTAGCTGTATTTGATCTATTTTCGCCATCAATTTTAGTTAGTTCTGCACGTAGTCCTTTTGCCTCTAATGCAAGAGAACCTTCATCAAAATTGGCTATCTTTTGACTGATTTCAAGAGCAGTGTAAATAGACTTTCCAGAAGCATCTTTTTTACCTCGATAACCTTCAATTACTAAGGCTTCATCAGTCATTTTTAAATAACTAGATATTCTTTGGTCGCCTTCTAAAAATTCTTTTACACCAGCTAAACCTTTCTGTTTCATGATGTTAAAAACCGCTTTGTCAGTTTCATTCATCTTATCTACAAAGTCATTAGAGGTGGATTGTTCTTCAAGACCTTTATTAACACGTTTATCAACAATTCCTTTTAAGGCTTCTTGAAATTCTTCTCTGCTATTTACAGAAGAGTGAGCAATCTCGTCAAAGTCCTCACCAGCAACACTTTTAAAAGATTCAAAAATGTCATTTTTAGGTGCTGCAGCTTCTTCTTTTTTACTTTTAAAAAGATCAGGACCAGCAGTGTAAAAATCGTCTTCACCTTTATTAGCAGCTTCTTCAATTTGTTCTTGAGTCGCTTCTGGGTTTTTTTCTTTAAAATCAGAAAGAAATTTTTCTTGATTAAAAACTGAATTATCATTCTCTTCATTACTAGAAGCAGCAGCAGCAGCTTCAGCGGCAGCAGCAGCAGTGGCGGCAATTTGTTCTTCAGAACCTTCCTTATGTTGAGTTTCTGTAGGTTTTGCTAGTTGTTCACTCCATCCAGCAAAATGACCGCCTTCTGAGTTACTAGGTTGATTTTCGTTATTTTCATTTACTTCCATACAGCAGTTTTTTTTGCTAATTTATGATTTATCCGGGTTGTTTAGCTTGTTGTGCTTGTTGTTTTTTCTTTTCATCAAAATTTGCGTTTTCAGAAATAAGTTGTTTTGCTCTTTCTGAAACAACTGCATCTTTAGCTTCTAAAGATGCTTTTGCTCCGTCAATATGACCTTGTAAAATTAACTTGTCAATTTCATCTTGATGTATTTGTTCTTGTTGAGCTTTAATCTGAGCACCTTGGGCTGCAATCTGTTCTTGTTGTTGTTTCCCTTCATTTTCAGCAATTGAACTTTTTACTTTGTTGTATCGTTCCATTGATTGATTAAGCTTGTCTACTTTTTCATTAATCGTTTCGCTTAATGCTACATTCAAGACATCTACTACTTCTACTTTTTCACGCTGAATAGCTAAAGGCATAATTACTTGTTCCAAAGTTTCTGCTATTTGCATTTCTCTTTCGATGTCAGCTAATCTTAGACCAAACCGGTCGAATGAAGCTGTATCATCAATCTTAATCATACTTAAATCCAATTCATTCAGCATTCCACTTTTTTCTAATGGCTGAATAAAAGCATGACTGATCCTTACTGATTCAGTCCATTTTGTAAGAACTTCTCGAATGTGCAAGTCAGTAGCCATGTTTAAGTGATAAGTCATAACCCTTGACTGGCTCATATTTTGCCGTACTGCAGTTGCTGTTTGACTAGCAAGCGAATCACCTTGGCGTTCTTTATTAATCGCTGTAATCTCTTCTAAATCGTTTTTTAAATCGTTCTTTAGAATAATTAGTTGTTGTATGTCTGCCAGTTGAGGTGAAGTAATAAAACTTACACCATGGTCATTATCAAAGTTTGTTTGAGAAGCGTTACCAGTTGCTCGAGAGTTTATTTGTACAATACCATCTTCTACAATATCATAAACAACATCAGCTACATCTTTTCCTTTTGGAAGTTTAGCAGTATCGTAAACAAAAGCTGAACCAACATACTTACGTATAGTTTCTCGAATTTGACTCATTACTACATTAATGAAAAAACTAAGCTCTTCTGCTAAGTCTATTAAACTAACTGAATTTCCATCATATTCATTTACTCCTATTGAAGAATAACTGAAATCTTTGTTAGGTAAACAATACTTTTTATAGCCACCCATGATGAATATATCTTCACCAATTCTGACCTGCTCCATTATATTGTCTTTTTGATTTTTCTGGATTTTATATCTTCCTCTTCGTTCTTCTCCTTTGTATTTTCTTTTGTTCTTAATCCAGTCATCAGAATCTATTTCTCTACGATATGGATTCTGAGAATCTTCTTTATCTTCAGAAACTTTCCAATGCGTTTCCTGTTTTGTTTTCCATTCAAGATGTGTTACCGCATGGCGATATTCATTACTTAAACTGTCTCTTTTGTAGTATTTATTATTTAAATCAGTCTGTGTAACGCTTTTGTCGTAAATAGTCTGAATTTGATCTTTGTCAAGGAAATTACCATATCTAGCAACAATTTCACTTGGAGTCATAAATGTCTTTGACCCGTGAATTTGTGTTCTTTCACGCATCGGATCATTTTCATAAAACTCACAAATTTCATCTCTTGGATCAAGCACTGTTAAAACGACTTTTCCATCAGCTAAAATTTCTATTCTTGAAAAAGCTCTCATCCCAACAATGATGTGCATATTAGTTCGGCCAAATGAAAGTCTCATGTTGTACTTTTCTATTCCAGCCTTTACTATTTTTGAAAATGCTCTTTCATTGTTTGTCTTTAAGTCCATTGCTGCCTTTAACTCATCAGGAGTATCAGGAACTTTCATGTCGCCCATTACTGGAACACCCATATCACGCATGAAACCAACTTCTTTTTTCATTATATGCGCTCCTAACAATTGAGCACGTTGCTTGTCTCTTTTTTCTATAATGTGTTTGTCCATTGAATAAACATAAGTTGGCAATGGCCTTTTCATGTATTCGTTGTTTACTATTTGGATTTTAGGGAAATGCCAACGGTAATCAACATACTGTTTACTGGTAGGCTGACCTTTCAGTTTGATAATGTTGTTGTATCTCGCAGGATCTGTTTCTCCGTTAAGTTTTTGCATTTGGGCTGAAAATTTTTCGATTCTTTCAGCTTGACCTAACAAAAGTTTGTCAGCGTAATCAAAATGGTCTTTCAACCATTCTTCATCTCTTTTTTTTTCTTCAGAAACTGTTTGATTTGGTAGTGAGTTCATTAGTAGGTTCCTTTATTAATCAAATTCATGAAAATGTCTCCTGAGTAATTACGAGTACTATGTTCATTTTTGTTATCGTAATATACATTGCCATTACCATCAATTTTAGGCCTTACCCTGTCTTTTTTATCAACAGGCACATCAGACTGTGGCATAAATCCAGAATCCTTGTGATAAGCTTTTGCTAAAAGCAATGCATCATGTAAATCTGAATCATTTTCATTATCACCAGTATTGTAACTTGAACAATCTGATAATAATTCAGGATCAAACCAATTATGTCCATTATCCAAAATCTCACTCTGAACGTCAGCCTCTAGTATAGGCCTATTCATTACAGTAAATTTCAGACCGTATTGGTGTTGTTGAGTTGAGTTTGGGGCTTCTAATGATCTTGGTCGATAAGCTAAAATATACTCACACATGTTTGAAATAATCCAATCAATAATCGTTGGTGAACCTGCATCAACAAGTAGAGAGTTTGGGCCCCCATAAGCTATAGCTGTAAGCATAGCTATCATAAAAAATTGCTCTTTTCTTGGTGGTCTTTTGTAATAAGTAAACACTGGCCCGTACATTTGGTCTGACAGAATAATGTTTTTTTGTCTGTATACTAATATTCCACCAAGTGAAGAAGATGTCTTTGATTGATCTTGGTCGTAACTATCAGCTCCAGTTCCATCTAAAAAGTTTACTCCTTTTTCTGGCCATCGGAAAAGTTTGCATATTTTCCATTCAGGATCTCTATTTGGCGCTTCAATATTTGTTATAGCCAAACGAATTACAGGCTTGATAGGAGAGACTAACTTACCGTCTTTTATCTCTGGCTCAACTACTACATCTAAGTGCAACTGATCCATTCCCATAAGCTCCATTATCCGAGTCTGCAGAATGGCTGAATCATAATTGTTATCTGCACTACTAATAAAAGCTTCTTTTACATTTAGTGGATTATTTTGCAAGTGTAAAGTAAGCTGCTTTTTGTTTCCTGATTTTGCTAACTGCTGTCGTTTTAATAAAATTTGACGTGTAGATTCCTCTACATCTTCCATTCCTAAATATTGTTCTTTTTCTAAATGGCCGTACTTTTCAATGATGTTTGGGATTTGTTCTTCTACATCTCCTTGAGTATTTGTTCCACCTGCAAAACAAGGTTTGTGAATTTTACTACCTGGCACCCAAAAACGTTCTAAGTCATAAGCGTCTGCATTAGTCCACATTTCTGCAAAATCTTTTGAACTTGTGTTCATGTTACCACCAGTACCGTAAACATATGGTGTGCCAATCATTTTGTCACCGTCCATAAAGCACCATTTTGTTGCTTCATAAGTGTCAAGCAAGTTTTTAAATTCACCTGACTCTTCAAATATGCAATCGTCAAGCTGAGTACCTTTAAAGACGTTACCGCTTTGAAAAGCAGTCCTTACTAAAATTTGGTTCAAAGAACCAGAATCCATTGTAACATTTTGGTTGTTCTTCATGGGATATCCATAAGTCCTTTCCATTGTGTTATTTATCAAAACATTCAATTGCAGTTCTGGGGCTGTTACTGCTTCTGTATCGGTTAACTTATCAAAAAAATCGTCTGCGTAAGATTTAAGTCCTGCACAAATACCTCCCATATATTTTTCGCCTAAAAATTTTGATCCGTATTCTATAATCCCTTTGTTTGCTTTAAACGACAAACCTCTACGGCGAGCTTTAATTGAAATAAGTCCTTTGTTGTTCTTTTTGCAATACTCTGTAAGTAAAAAAAAATCCATATCAGTATCAACAAAATCAGGATGGTGAAAACCACGTCCAACAGTGTTCATGTAAGCAAAATTCAAATAGTAATAGTATCGGCCACTGATCCATGTACCCCCAGTCTGATAACCTCCAATACAATACTGAATTTGTTCTTCCCACCAGTCACGCCAATCGTTTGTTCCTTTTACGTCTGGAAACGAATCGCTATCAGCATACTCTGGTATACCATATTGTGCAACTGGGTTTGGGCAAAAGCCTTTTTTCTTTACCTGGTTTTTTCCCTCTATTTGAATAATTAGACTCATTTTAAAACGTTGTCTGAAGTTTTTGACTCAGGTAAATTGTTTTCAATACTGATGTTCTTTAAATCTTCTAATGATTTTTCTCTCATTTCGGAAAGCAGTTTATTTTCCCTCATTTCTTCAATAAGCGAAAGTTCTATGTCTCCCTTTAATACAACTTTTGTTTGAATTGACTGAGTTATTTCATATTCAAGTTCATCGATTACCTTTTGAAGTTCTCGAATAATTTTAGTCAGTTTTAGTACATGATCTGGATCTTCGCTTTGTTCCAGTTGCATTTCAAAAGAAGCTCTTTTGTTTTGGAAAACAATTAAAGTTGAATTTTTTGCATTGTATTGTATAGCATTGTAAGCCTTAACAGCTGATCTAATCTCAGGTCTTTCTAAAGGGCTTTTTGAATCTTTTCCAAATACCCAGCGCTTTGCTCTCCGTTCACGATCTTTAGTAGAATACTGATGAAACAAAGCGAAATAATCTGTTGAAACAATAATGTAAAGCACATCATCGTCACTCAATTTTTTTAATTCTGGAACTAACTGATAAACTTCTTTATGAAGTAATACCCTTCCATTTTTACTTGTATAAAAGAGCATAAGCCATCTTTTTTTTATTTCGGTATTCTTCTATAATTGAACGATTCCAAACATTTAGCTGAATATTGTTTTTGTCAAGAAAAAATTCCAGAGGACAACGAGTGCCAACTGGAATTTCATGTAATAACTTTGATGCTGTATATCTAGCTGCTGCAACCATTTGGATAAATTGGTTTTTTTCTCCAAGTGATGATTTCTTAAAATAACCTTTCAGTATCATCTCTTCACCAAGAATGTCTGGATAGATTTTCATTAGACGAACTACTTCATTCAGATTAAAGTATTTGGCTTCTAAATAGGCCATATACATTTTTTTTGCTTTTGGATTTAAGTCTCTGTATACTCCAATGGAAATGCCGTTCATCTATAGTTTTGTCTGAACCCATCCTTCTTCGGGCTCATCTTCAAAGATAGTATTAGTTTGTAAATTGTCTACGTAGTAGTCAAGCATGGCTATAATTTCAAGCTTCATAAAGCCAAACAAATGGTACTGGGGAGTCTCTAAAACTTTCTGCCAAGGCATCCGAATAATACCCAAATTCCCAACTTTAAAGCCTAAGAATTCTAACATTAAAGCATACATACTTTGCTGTAAAATGTATTTAGTCATGTCACAGTCTTCTAAGTGCTCAAGAGGTGCAACCATGTTTCGATCGTAATTTTTGTATTCACCAGTGAGTGAATCGTGTTTTGTTGTGTCAGTTTTGTAATCGTTAGTCTTAAAATCTCTAATGTTTATCATTGACTTAAAGCCTCTCCTGAAATGGCAAAAGTCAATCATGCCAGCTATTTTTAAGCCTCGGTAGTCTATATAAACTACTTGCTCGTGGTATTTTAGTTTGAAGTCTTTAAACTCGTCCATAAACCATCTGTAGTAGTCTGACCATTGGTCTTTGTGGACTTTGCCAGTAACGCCAGCTAATTCAACTTTGTCATGTATATGACTACCCGCTTCAATTGCATCGTCACGTTTAGCATCCCATTCACTTTGAACCATTGCTTTTGTGTATCCTCTTTCATACTTAGGGCGTAAGCGGGCTACTTGCTCAATAGTCATTTTTCGTTCTTCACCTATTTTCCTAAAGATTCTGTCTCTTTTTTTTGCTACTTGGCCAGCCAACATATTAAAATCTGCTTTCTCTTGAAACAGACCTAAAAATTTTGTAGTGCTAAAGTATGTGTTTCCATCTACGTCAGTATAAACGTGGCTTTCGTGTTCTATTCTTACGTGTTGTTGCAGTATATTATTATCCAATATTCTTGAGTTTTAAGGAAAAAAAAAGGGGGCCTCTAAGCTCCCCTTATTCACTGATTAAACAAATATACAAAAACCCGAAAAAACTCTCTAATGAAGTTGTTAACTGCTTAATTATCAGTCTTTTTCACTAAATAATTTAAAGGTAAATAGTGTGAAACATGAAAAGCTTGATCAGGCGTTAATGGATACTCATGCAAATTGCCTAAACATCTACCTGTAATCTTTCGGCTTTTTAAGTGTTTAAAAGCGTCTATTACGCTCACGTACTTTTTTTTTTAATGCTTTCTACTTCTGGAAAATTATCAGGTATCACGCTTTGTACAATACCTTTCTTAAACTCATACCATTGTTTTCCGTAAGTTATTTCAAAGCCTGTATCTCTCATTGCTATAACTAACGTTTCACCGTCAGATGTTATAAGCTTTAATCCTTGAAAAACTTGCCGTAGTTCAATCACCCCTTCATCATTTACTTCAATATTCATAGTTTCAGTTTCTTAAATTAAAAAAAGCCCAAGCAACAAGTCACCTGGGCTTTTAATGTAGATTAATAAAAGACTACCCTACGGCAGCCATCTTTGGCACTACGTTGCTTTCATTCCTAAAAGGATCTTCGCCAACTTCTTCTTGTGCAACAGCTTCTTTTGCAGCTTTCTTTTTTGCCACGGCTTTTTCCGCTGCACTCATTACTTTAGCCGTAGGCTCGGATTTTTTTTCGACCTTTTTTCTAGACAATTGTTTTGCAACTTCTTCTTTTGCTCTAGCTTCTTCTGCCTGTTCTAACTCTATTTGAGTCTGTCTTTCTTCTTCTTCCGCTTCTTCTTCTTTAGAAGTGGTTCCTATAGTTTCAAAGTCTTCTATTACTTCGTTTTCTTCTTTTTCTTTTACATCTCCTTCTTCCTGTTTTTCGACTCCTTTCATGTCTTCCGTAGCTTCTGTCCACTTTAACAAATGCTTGCTTACAATCTCATCCTTAGCCCCAGGGTCAAGCTTGTCGAACATGTCTTTTGCATCTTCCAATGACAAGTCGCCGTCGATCGCCAAAAAGTCCATCGCCAACTGATCCTTCGTCACAGTTACTTTGTTATCATCCCATTCAGAAATAGCAGAAAATAACTCTTCCACAGCATCTTCCATCTGCATCCAATACTCATACTCGTAATTCTGCTTGATCTTGCCAGTGTCCAAGCTTATGCTTGTTGCTCCATCCAACACTTGCAAGTGACCCTTCAACTGAATACTATCGTTATGGCGGTAAACATAATCGATGTTAGCCTGTGCCATCATTCGAACCCACATCATGTTCTCAGTACTCAGAATTCCAGAACCGAAAATGCATTCTCCAAAATCAAAGTTTTCTAATGCCTCTATTGGAAGATGTGCCGATATCGCCAACGCATGGATCTTTACCGAATAGTAAGCCTCACGGATCCTTTGGTTAACCGGAATACGCATGGTCTTTGTGTGACCATTCAATACATTCCCAACACCATTGTACTTCTCACTGATGTTGTAACTTAATAAACTCTGCTTGCCGCCTTTCTGCAGCTTCATACTGATGATCTTTTTTTCTTCACTCATACTTTTATGTATCTATTTGTAAATTACTTGAAAATCTAATGTACTATATTTCTCTTCCAAAAATTCAGAAAACAAATCCAAATCTACACCATCTCTAAAACCTAAAAAAACGTAATCAAACAATATTGGAAAATCTAAATTGGTCCAATTCTTATCCGTAAACTCCCTGAAAAACATCAACTTTACTACAGCAAACGCATCGCACCGTTCGTAAATCTCTTCCGCAACTTCGCTGATCTCACTACCACTACTTAACCCATCACAAGTGTTATAAATCGTATACGTCAAACATTCTTCCCGACCAAGAAATTCCGCGTAAGTCTCATGTAATCCTCCCAACATTAAACTCATATTTTTTATTTCCATCAAAGCTATTTTATAACATTCCAAAAAAAGAAAAAATACCCTACCTCTTATTAACATGTCAGCAATAAACCTACATAAACTCCGCTTTCTCAGTAAAACCCCTACTTAAATTGAAAACTATTTGTTACCATTAGAATAAACTAAACCTGCAATCTTTTGCTAACCAAATATATAAACCAATACTTTCAATAATAAAGCCTTAAAATTGAAATGAAAATATTTTTTCAATAATAACGCCATAAAACTGAAAAACAAATAAGACCAAAAAAAACACGAACGGGGGAAACGGTATTGCTGTTTGACGACTTTGCTTTTTCATCATCGGTGTGCACCCCCTATTTTATATGGTGTCACTCGCTATGCTCGTTGAGATGATGGTGGGGTATGGCATCACTCGCTGCGCTCGTAGACTTCGCTGCGCTCGTTGACATTCGCTATGCTCATTGGTATGACTTGTTCGCTACGCTCATTACGTGATGTGGTCGCTACGCTTTGTTGTTTCTTTTGTTTGGACTGTACTATCAGTCCACCCTATGATATGACTAACGCAGACCAACCAGTACACGACATCATTGCTCAAGAAGAAGAGCAACATCAACAATACTTGGCTGAATGCCAAGCAGACTACGAGCAGACGATGATAGAAATTCATCGTCAGCATGCTATTGATTCTATTGAAGAAATGGAATTCTTTATTGCAGAAAAACGCGATGATCTTCCATTCTAAACCCTACGGGGTTTTTTCTTTTGTTTGGTGGCAACAAATCGTCACCCTATAAAACCATGGTAAAATCAACAGTATTTTTATTGATTGCAATAGCGTCTATTGCATTAACAATCACAGGCTTTTATCTTGACATAGGTATGTCAGTTAAGCTGTTCATCAGTGGAGTTGGAATGTTTTCTTCTTTTATTTATTTGACAATGTTTTTTGTCGAACTCAAAAACCAATATTGGTTTAAGAAAAGAGACAAAGAAATGCAAGCTTTGTTTGACGAAGCCAAAGCTCAACATGAGTATGAGTATTATGATGATGATGAATTTCAAATGTAAAGAAAGACCCTTCGGGGTTTTTTCTTTTTGTTGACAGCAACAAATAGCTGTTCCCCACGATATGAGAAATTTAAAATATGTTAGCGACAGCGGAGAGTTCACACCTAATTTTGATGCAGTAGTTATATTGTCTCGCTTTAATGGAGCGAGATTATACGAAGATTCTACTTGGGAATTGCATCCAGTAAAAGCTATTTGTTTTGAAAGCAAAGAGGTAGCTGAATACTTTGTAAAAAACTTCGAAATAGGCATGGAGTACTATGACGAGGCTATGCCAGTTGGCACTGTTTATCATACGATAGACACGTATAGACTTGCAAAAGGTCGAGATAACTATGCTGATAGATTAGTCAGTAAAGATAGATCTTAAAGAAAGAGCCCTACGGGGTTTTTTCTTTTTGTTGAACTATAAAAAATAGAACTCATGAAAAAGTCACAAATTGTATTGATCGCACTAGCAATTGCAGCACTAACTCTCTCAAGCTGCACAGCTCATCAAAAGAGCCTAAGAAGCAGCGGCTCAAAACCTAGCTGCGCTGCTTACAGATAGTAAGAAAGACCCTACGGGGTTTTTTCTTTTGTCTGAACTGTACTATCAGTTCACCACTTATTATGACTATAAAAGAACAAATTGCCAATGCATTAGCTGAAGCTGATGCATTCGAACAACAATATCGTAAAGCAACGTCTATGGACCAAGCTATTCATGCACAAAACATGTGTAGTGCTGCCAATGGCGACTTGCGTCGCTTGCAAGCGCAAGAGGCTGCTGAAGAAGCAGC